AGCACCACAGCATCAAGCAAACATCTCCTTGATAGCGATGGGAGATGGGGCCGAACCATTAGGGCGGGGACTCACCTAATCAAACGGGTCGTGCTGCGGATGTTACAAAAACATAAATACGTCCAAATCGTAAACGCGAGGGGAAACCACGATCCTGATGCCGCCTTGTTCCTAAACACGGCCATCCAAATGTACTTTGAGCATGACAAACGGGTCACGGTCTTGGATAATTTCAACAAGTTTGTGTGGTTTACGTTCGGCCAGAATCTCATCGTCACGCATCACGGGGACAAGATCAACGCGAACAGACTTTATGAAGCGATCACGCGAAATCTTCGGAAGGAGTGGGGAGAGAGTCGTCGCACGTATTGTTGGTTAGGACATATCCACCATCAGCAAAGCAAAGAAATGGGGGGAATGGTGATGGAACATTGGAACATTCTGCCACCGACTGACGCTTGGCATAACGCGTCGGGTTATGGGGCCGATAGGTCGATGACGTGCGTTGTTTTGCATAAGGATTTTGGAGAGGTCACACGGTTACGAGTAACAGCGGAGGCTTTAGAATGAGCGCATTTGATCACCAAGAGGGCGGCAATCATTACAAGCTAATGATGATTCAACCGACAGAGTATATCCTCGCGAATAACCTTGGGTTTTGTGAGGGAAACGTAGTAAAATACATATCGCGATGGCGGTTAAAGGTCAAGGACGGAGAGGCAAGGCCCAACGTCGAGGATCTCCGAAAAGCCAAGCATTATATTGATATGCTCATCGAGCGAGAGGTGGGCGGCTATTTAAAATCTGAAGAAAGCGAAGCCCCCATAATCGGGGGCCGTGTGGATTAAAGGTCAAATTACATCTGCAATGTAACAATCTTTTGCATCAGATTCATACAGGAAGGTAGTGTATTGATTGTCTCGGCATACAACCAAGAACCGATCAAGGCTATCTAAAATCACATCATATCCATCATGATGCCATTTGACCGACCTGCCATTCCTTACCGCTTGCATTACTTCTTGAATGCTCATAGGTCAAAGATCCGGCGAATCTCTACACACTCGCCTTGGATGCGTGTACCGTCTGCCTGGGGAAAAGACTCCCCACAGCCTAGCGCCCAATTGATGAGCGTGTAGGCCATGAGGAACGAGAAGCAAACCAGAACCAAAACGGCGGCGGCTATGTCGAGATACTTTTTCATGCTGCCACCTCGCTTGGTACTGATACCTTGCCATCCCAAATTCGGCGCGTGATCTCAAGCATGATCTGCTCAACGTGCGCCTGGCGAACATAATCGTGCGGCATTGCTGCACAATCAACCAGCCAATCCGTGTCACTAAAACCAGAAACTAATTGCTGAAAATCCTTGAATCTTTCCATTGTCTTGCTCCCTATGGGCGGCTTATGCCGCCTCTCTGATTGATTGAAGTTCTGAGATAAAGTTCACAGCTTTTTGGGCTTCGGATGCTGCGTCGAATATGAATCGCTTGTCATCCTTAAGAACCTTAATCCAATGGTTAAGATACTTAGCATGATCGGGTCGTGGTGTGCTGGATACTCCGAGAATCACACACTGCATTGCTGCGCCAATCTCAGCAACTAATTCCTCGAAAGCGTAGGCTGAGTCACCAAACTTTTTGCCCTTGGTTCGGTCTAAACGATGGGCAGCACCGGACCAATGCGTTAATTCGTGAAGCAAGGTTGAATAGTAGCATTCGGTTGCTGTACTGGTATCGGTATCGTGGAACGACTCGGGGCGGCTCATTGAGATAAAATCGTCACTTGGTCGGTAGAAGCATGAACCGGCATCGTTGAAAGTAATCTTGGCTCCGGTGTTAGCAATCCATTCCTCGACGATTTGAGAGACGTTGATTTGAGATTTGGGGATATTGACGCTTGGCGCTTCCCATCCATCAACCTGAGCGGCAGAGAATACGGTGGCAGCTTTGAAGAATTTGCCCTTGATTGAATCGTCATCCTTGTCTCGAATGATGATCGGGCAAGTGATGCGAGTACCGCGCTCACCTTTGCGAACCTGAGCGCCCATCTCTTGCCATTGCTTATAGGATGCCCAATATGTTTGACCTTGAAGAGCGAGCAATAAAACGTTGATGCCGTTATACTCGTTACCGGTTGATGCGTTTTGGGGAATGCCTGCGAGGGCCTCGAATGGTTTGGTCCAATTCGTGCCTTCGGTTTCCATCAACTCGATGATCTTGGCGGTGACTTCTTGCTGAATGTCAGTTTTCATTGTGTGTACTCCGTTCGTCTAATGCTTATATTTTTGAGTAATCGCCGAAGCGATGAGTGCATTAAGCCTGTCGAGTAAAAACTTGTCAACCCCCTAAAGTAAAAAAAATGCAAAATAATTTGCTACAATCGGAAAAGTTCAATAAAATCGGAGGGTTAGCAGTGAAAAAAATTTTGAAAAAATTGAATCTCGAGGTGCTTTTGATGCCCATTTTCACCCCTTTGGCGGTAGGTGCGGCATTCCTGGGCGGGTTCATTTTCGGGGTCATGATCTAATGCCAGACATGAGGCATAAACTCAAACCCGAGGTTGCAGAGAGACACTTCCCCAACTGGACTCACGGGGGCAAGGGTCAACACGCAAGAAAGGGAACGGCAGAAAGTCGGGCGGCATATAGGGACAACTGGGACCGAATCTTTAAGGCAAAAGACAATGGCAGCAACCAGAGCCAATAAGATAAGACAAGAACGGCAGGAAGCATTAAGAGAGATGCTTTCTAAGAAATGCACCGTTCAGCATGTCATTGAAAACATTAGAAAAATGGAAGAGCAAGGGCCAGAAATGGAGGCCCAAGAATTAACTGCTCTCAAATATGCGACAGAAACCCGATTAAAATTAATCAGCAAGTATTTACCGGATCTGAAATCACAAGAAATCACGGGGGAAGCTGGCGAAGCATTGCAAGTCACAGTGGCGGATTTCTCGAGTGCAAATAAACATTCCGAATAACTGGGCACCCCGTCCACATCAATTAGACTTCTTCCGAGCGATGGATAACGGCATCAAGCGTGCCTGTTTGGTGTGGCATCGAAGGGCGGGGAAGGATTCAACAAGCCTCAATTTCACCGCTAAAGAGATGTTCAAGCGGAAAGGGAACTATTGGCACCTATTCCCTAAGCAAACGCAAGCCCGTAAAGCCATCTGGAACGGCATTAACAGCGACGGTCAATCAATCCTTGACCAAGTGTTTCCTGAGGCTGTGAGAGCGCGTACATCGTCCCAGGAGATGATGATAGAGCTAAAGAACGGGTCAACATGGCAACTGGCAGGCTCGGACAATTACGATTCACTGGTAGGCGCAAACCCCGTCGGCGTGGTCTTTAGTGAGTGGTCATTGTGTGACCCTAATGCGTGGGCATATATCAGGCCAATGCTGGCAGAGAATGGTGGATGGGCGGTGTTTATTTACACGCCAAGGGGAAAGAATCACGGCTTCACACTGTACAACATGGCAAAGAAGGCAGACGAATGGTTCTGTCAGAATCTCACGGTAAACGATACCAAGCGAGCGGACGGTTCGCCTGTCATCTCACCTGAAGCGATAGAGACCGAACGCGCAGAAGGGATGGAAGAGGCTCTGATTCAGCAAGAGTTTTTCGGATCCTTTGAGGCGCAGATCCCTGGCGCATACTTCGCTGACCAACTACAGCAAGCAAAGGATCAAAACAGAGTCGGACGCATACCCATCGAGCCATCATTGCAGGTGCATACCGCATGGGATCTCGGCATATCCGATTCGATGTCGATATGGTTCTTTCAAGCCATGGGCAAAGAGATCAGGCTGGTGGATTACTACGAATCGAACGGCAAGGGAATGGAGCATTACATCCAACATCTCACCCAATGGGCTGATCGTAATGGCGTGATATACGGCCAACACCTAGCACCGCATGACATCGAGGTCAGGGAACTAACGAGCGGGAGATCACGCAAGGATGTTGCTAGAGACATGGGAATAACCTTCCGCACTGTTCAACGCCCACGCACCAAGATCGAAGGCATCCAGGCCAT